GGATGAATCTCCCAACATGGTTGCTCTTTTAATTGGCTATCCTTTGGTATAAAGGCACCAAAATGATCACACATCCACAAACCCTCTTTGGTTGGCTTGATATTTTTACACGTTCGACAATTTTTGTTTAAACCTTCATTTTTAAAATTATAACAAAAATCTTTAATATGACACCATTTACAATTATACAAGCCTGGGCCATAATATGGGATGTCAGGCATTTCGGTTGCTATTGCGATCGATTGTGCACGTTTTAAAGCTCGTTCAGCAACATGTTTTTTGTATGCAATAATATCAGACCACAACGCACTATCATTTTTGTTAACCACCAAGTACAACGCCTTTTTAAATCCCAGCCCATGCATATACAGTTGACATTGGATATAGTGTTGGTATTTCGCTCGATAGACACCATTTTTGACCAGATAATCAAACGAGTTACTACTTGCCGTTTTCATTTCAAGCAAATGGTCACCGATTATGCCATCGATTGATCCAGAAACATGACAACCGAGATCGACGTGTTTTTGCTGGTCGGTAACCTTGAGTCCGATCTGGTCTAAATACTTAATAAATAGAGCTTCGTAAAAATGACCAGTCTCAAAAAGCCGCTTCATTCGACCGCTAAATTTTTCAGTGAAGGCATGTCTAAAATTTAACCAAAGAAAACGATCACAACTATTGCCAACGGTTGAAATTCCCAAATGATAGCGTGGCTCTTTATGTTTAATCTCGTAGTGTTTATCAATTTTTTGAGTTATGTTTTCCATTTTTATCGACCTTTATTCCAACAGATTCGAACGCATATTTAACACAATCTCTACAAAACAGATCCTCATCCTCTGTCAATAATTTTCCACATATGCCGCATTTTTTCATTCAAACACCCCTTGATTTATACATGGCCCATGAGGTATATTCATGGGCCATGTATGGATTATTGGTTACTTGGTTAAAAAATCTGGCAAATTTGAATCTGATGATTTTGTTTCGGAACCCTCCAGCGGCCGACAACGAGGAAACACGTTATAGGTGTTATTGTCATCAACTTCAGTGCCAAACAGATATCGTTTACCGTTACTTTCGCTGGTTCTAACCTTATCCTCGACTTTTTCAGTCACCTTCTTTTGGTCAATTCGTAATTCAAATGTGGCACCGATAGCATCATCGAGATCCATTGATCCGGGTGAACCTGTGGCTGTCATTAAGCTTTGAAAAAATGCCCGACCGATGTTGGCTGCCGTCTCATTGTTGTGGACGATGATAGCCGATGGAAATACCACACGGTTTTCGTGAGTCGGTCCACCAATGCGAAGCTGAAATTCAACCACTTTCATACTGTCATTAGGGCTCTTTAACTCGGCTTTTTCCACCGTCACTTCGTACCAACCGCTCGGTATCGAGTTAAACCCATCAAAATCGCCAACCTCTTCACTGTAATTTTTCTCTCCGTCAAATAAGTTACTTAGATCCATTACTTTACCTCCTTATTATTTTAGTAGTTTAAACAAACCATCCATTTTGTTTATAATTTTCTTAGTTACCCCTTGCTTCCTGAATTTTTTTGATTATTTTTCCCAAATGGGGCTCTTCGAACTCGTTAAGGGCTCCCCAACTATCGTTGACCAAATACTTACCCTTTGGGCGACACTGTAAAACTCTATGATCCTTTCCATCAAACTTCCTGGTATATAATGGTGCTACCAGATCAACATGGTGTGGTAAAGCTAATTGTAAATTAGGTCTTGCCATCATTGGCATATATCGATCAACACCATTTTCGTCTGCAGCTTCAGCACGTTTTGCAATAAGATAGATGTGTTTATCAAGTGCCTTGAGCGCTTTGATAATAATCATTACCGTATTGGTTGTTTCTGGTGGAAATTTGTAGGAATTGCCATCGTGTTTTTTGTACGATGCAGCGTAAATATAATCCGATAGGTCTGTGACGCTATCAACTGCTACACTATCGTATTTAGTAGCCTCATCACTTGTATGTAGCCAATGGATTACATCAATAGCTTCTTTTCCAGAGTTGAGACTGATAATATCAATATCTTTACGCTCAATCGTTTCCTTTTTTTCAACACTAAGCATAACCGGCTTATCGAGTGTATCAATCAATCTTGTCTTACCCATACCGGTTGTACCGTATACTAAAATCTTAACGTTTCGATTCTTGGCTAAATCGCCCGATTTTACAATTTTTGGCTTCATAATTCCTCCAATGTACCGTTGTCGATAAAATATTGCTTGACACATACACTAGTACACAGATGGACATCTTGATCTTTTACTTTATAATAACCACCTTTTGTGTCAATTACATCCTTACAGTTATCACAAATTATTTCCTCTATCTGTCTTGTTGACATTATCTATCCTCCCATTCCGCCGATATTTTAATCCCAACCAACAGGCTTGCTATCTGAAGCCCCCCAAGAAAAAAGAACAAAATAGCAATTGTTATCAATTTCTCAAGTGCCGATTCTGGCCCAACAAGATCCCATATTCCAAGGCCAATGTATGTCGGAACAAAAACCAATAACCACACAATTAAATGTCCCACAAGTCTTATCATTAACTACCTCCATATCCATTTTTTTCGTTGTATCCATTAATTTTAAAGTTCGATACTGACATTATTCTATGCATCAACCTACCACACTTTTTACAAAAAGGCAAGGTAAAATCACTTTGCAATTCAATTATCTCTTCAATACGTCCACACTTCCGGCATTCATAATCTCTGATTGGCATTTATCGATCATTGCATCGATCATGTCGCCCACTGTGATGTAGCCGTATTCGATCGCCATTGTTTGCAACTTTTGATGGGCGATAGAGTCCTGATGTCTATAGCCCCGTTGGTCGGCAAATCTTTTGATGCCGAACGATATCATATCATCATATTGTTTAACAGCGTCACAGGTGTCACATGGTTCGAAATTTTTGTCTTGACTTGCATATTTACACGGTAACCAGTTGTTTTTAGGGTGGTTCAAACATGGCGATTTAAAAGCTTTCATTTCTTTTTCCCTTTCACATATTTTTCCGCGGCTTCGATTGTTGGGTAAATTTTATCTTCGGCAATCTTCATACCATTGATCAATTCCCTTACCAATATAGTATTGTCGCGCCTCTCATACAGGTGGTAAGCTCTATCTGGATCAAGTTTGATTAATTTGAGAAAGTTCATTTAATTTATCCTTTAACTTGTTAATATTGTTATGCATTCTTACACCAAGATACACTAATCGATCAGCTGGATCAAGATTAGCCATGATAAGATCGAGTTCGTCTTGATACTCCCGCAAATGGGGGTGATTATCCAAAAATTCATCACGTTCTTTGATTAATTCATCTATTGTCTTCATAAAAATCCTCACTTAGATAATTATAGCATCTATCACATACCATTTGCTCGGCCGCTTCCGGGTCCAGATCCGATACCAACTGCTCCTTACAACTGATGCAAATTTCTGATTTGGTAAAACAATCAGAGCACAAAAAATATCGGTCGTTGATTAAATTGTCAATGGGGAAGCCACAGTCACAGCAAATCATTATATCCCCTCCAATAATTTTGGAATATCGATTGCGCGGTTTCCGGAGTCGAGTTCGTCAAAAATTAGATCAACTAGCTTGCCTGCGCTTGTAGAGTTTTCCATTTCGGCCAGAAAAAATCCATCTGCATATACGTCTGTATCGCCATTGGAATTTCCAAATTCCAGATGCAGCGCTGGTCTCTCTTCAAACATACCGACCTGATGGTCGGCGTTGCGAATTAATATGACGTTAAAGGGTATCTGTGTCATTTTGTTATCCTTAATCTTCGATAGTTACGGTTATGGTTGCATTGATAGGGCGAACTAAGAGCTGGCACGCTCCAACCCAATAATAGTCGCTACCATCGATAGCCATGATTTCGAGGCTATCCTTGTCTTTGGTGCGCATAACAACAGTGCCGTTATATTTGAGAAGACCCTTTGATTCATCAATGATTGCAACCTGCCCTGGTTTAAGGTCATCCATTCGTATTTTATCCACCTTCTTATTTATTACTTTAAAGTTTGTAGTCATCTTCTTGTCCTTTCTTATCGGATTCTCGTTACGGTGATTAGGCCTATGCAACCGCCGACCAGGTATTCCATTCCGTAGCGGCCTTGCAGATCAATAACCGCTCCGATAACCTTGTTTGCGTTGTAGCCGATATTTCTGATTGTTTTTGTTTCGCCTTTTTTCATGTTGATTAATTTGGTTGTCATGGCTTTTTCTCCTTTTTTGTCCGTTGTTAAATATAATATCGGCGCTATTGGGAGAAACTTTAGGTTTTATTTTACAATTTAATCAGATCGTTTATATTAACGCCTTTTTGGCGCTCTTCGTCTGTTATTCCACAATCGTTCAAGTTTCCGCTAATACCGGTTAGATCTCCATAAACACCAGATAGATTTCCGCGGACATTAGTCAGATCTCCACTAACATTGGTCATATATCCACTAACATTAGATAGATCTCCACTAACATTAGTTAGATCTCCACTAACATTAGTTAGATCTCCGCTAACACCAGTTAGATCTCCGCTAATACTGTCCAGATCTCCCCAAACACCAGTTAGATTTCCATAATATACTTTTTTTCTTTGTAATAAACGTTTCATGATTTACTCTCCTAAATTAAGTGTTTCTCCCAGCGACACCATATATATTGCCCGATTTTGAGAATACTTTAGGAATTATTTTTTATTTATTCGATCCTCAGCTATACTAAAATAATCTGCGTCAAGTTCTATGCCAATAAAGTCGCGGTTATTAAGTATTGCCATCTTACCGGTCGTTCCGCTCCCCATAAATGGATCAAAAACTGTATCACCATTATTGCTCCATGATATGATATGGTCATTTGCTAATTGCTCTGGAAATGTAGCAGGATGCTTTGTATGTGCGCCTCTTGATTGATTATATAATAACCAATAATTCCATCTCACACCATATGCCTTGCGCACCCTTCCAGCACATGACCGATTCCGCATTGTTCCGTCTTTTTTCCGGTCTTTTCCGTGGACTATCTCACCAGCACTGATATTTTTTCTGTCCTTGATCGGGTTAAATACCTTTGGTGCACCCTTAGAAAAAACGAACATGTATTCAAAAGCGCCATAATATCTATTTTTATCAGGGAATGCCAATTGATTTTTAACATAAATCATCGTATCGTGTAAGCGGAAACCGCATTCTTTCGCCCATAATGCTTGTTTAAAACTTGTGCCGGTCTCGCTACCCTTAATCGTCGCATCTCCCACGACCCAAACAACTACACCGCCTTGCTTAGTTATTCGGAACAAATCTTTTATAACTGCCTTCCAGACGTGTTCGCCCCATAAATTATTATTGCCGTTGTACGTCCTGAGATTGTCGTATGGAGGCGAAGTTACAGTCAGGTCAATAATATTGTCTGAAAAGTTTCGCATTTCATCTATGCAATCCCCATGAATTAATTTCATTTCATTCTAATCCTTTCATTTTAGTTTCTCCTTACTTTAGGAATTAATTTTCAATTTTTTGTAAAATCTTTTTCGACACTCATCCGAACATGGTTTCCTATTGACCTTATTGACCGAAGACTCGGTTATTTTAGCCGTTTTCTTTTCGCAAATTGGACAATAATTTACTAAAAATTTCATTTTGACACCTCCTTTTTTGGCTTAGGGGTCACAATCACTGACTTGTTATAACATGCCGGGCACAACTTGTTAAGTGTTAATGGTGGCAGCATCGGAAAAACCCTGTGGCAGCTTTTGCATTTATAATCGGCTCGTTTCATAACCCCTCCTCCATTGGAAACAATTCGTTTAATAGTACCAGCATTTCAATCGATTCATGTTCGTAAATATATAACTCATTGTTTTTGATAAATGACAGATAGTTGTGTTGGATTCGGTCCATTCCGAAAAATACCTTAAACATACATAACTCTGCTCGCGTCAAGCTTTTAATCTTGTCCACAACCATATAATAGATTTCGTTTGACATTTTTAATCTCCTCGATTGCACGATCGGGTCTTAATAAATTTTCTTCAAGTATCTGTTTTCTGCCTTCCTGGACCCCGCGTTCGTACGCTCTATCTAACAGTTTTTTAACTAATCGTCTATCTAATTTCATGATACCCTCACATTCAAAAAGTTGCCAGATCTGTCGCTAACCCTCAAATCCAGATCATCCTCAAGGAACCTAATGATTTCACCCAAATCCAACATATGCGGGACCACCACGTTAAATCTTTTTAGCCCATTGGATTTAGCCACCTGGGTATCTGATTTGATTTTCTCTTTAAATTTATTCATAAAATCCATAACAATCTCCTTATTAGTAATTTTCAATATACCGGACAATTGCCCGATCAAATTTTTTAACCATCATTCTTGCGTACTTTTTTCGATCTGACTTATTGACTGCAGGTTCCCACTTTTTATAAACAGAGTTGACACAACTATTTCTTATCCCACAACTATATTTATCCCTCCAATCAACTAATGCTGTACACGCATAACAACCACCAGCATACCTATAACTATATACACACAAAGGACAATTAGCACTTGGAAATAAATCTGATTTATACTTTTTATTCATATTGCGTACTGCTGATTTTTTATTCATATAGCCCCTGCTGGCCAATATTGTCCACATTTCCTTGGCATATTCTAACGCTAATATCGGATCTTTAAAATCTGATTCTTTCATTTTTTTACCTCCTTTATCTGTGCTTTAAGAGCCGCTAAAACGAGTTGAAAGGTTAGGCGATCGGTTTCCTTGATACGTTGTTTTGCCCAGTCAGTCTTTTGTTTTATGATCCAATGCTTTTTCAGACAACTGTAGAAAAGATGGGATTTCTTGAGGTTTCGCGGTCATCAGGGGAAAATTACTCCAAATTCCCGTGTCATATAGCATTATTTCATTATAGTTAATCATTATTTTTTACCTCCAAATTTCAAACAAGTTACTTTCACATTCAATTTTTTCGTATTTATCTTTTGGGCCGTATAACCGACCGTTATCTATAACGCAATATCCTTCGCTGTGGTAAACGATTAATATGGTATGATACTTGCCTCTACCACCGTCATTGATCGTCCGAATAACGAGATCTGAGTCATTAATTTGGCCGGTTCTGCGCAAGGTCATATAAAAATATATTGCGTGATCTTCGCAATCGCCACGCCACCCATTAGCTTCAAATTCTTCGGCAGTCTTCCAAACGTCCTTATTACCATCCGATACCCAATTGGTGTTGGTTTTATTCAGGATTGGCCAAATAATGTCATGAATCCGCTCGGCATCATTATCATTCCAGTCTATAATAGTAGCATCATGGTCTTGCCTGTCTTGCCAGTCGCGGATACGACCTGTGTCGTATGAGTAGTCTGTGAAGGTATCACAGCTACTCAAAATGATTAAGGCGATTATTGCGATTAAAAAAGTCAATGTTTGGATAATTGGTTTCATGATTTTGTCTCCTTTTATGTCTATATCGACCTATTTTGGAGAAACTTTAGCATTATCTACATATTTTTTCGCGTTCGTTAGCCGCCTAAAACTTCGAACCATAAGGCCTGATTTTAATTCGGTTAGATACCACCAATTATCAATATATTTGTAGGTGCCGTACTGGTCATCTTTATAACCATCGACTATTTTGGGACCATCGATCGTTTTTATCTCGAAGCTTCCTTTTTTCATGATTCCTCCCTTTACTCCCAATCCTTTGGAGGTATGGCGTTTCCACATACCGGGCAGATATAGTCTATTATTGTATCATCGTCTGGGCGCGGTGATTTTTCTACACAAAATTTATTCAAAACAACACCACATTCTTCGCAAAATATTAGTTCCATTTTTAAAATTCTCCCTATATCTTAAAATATCTTCGACAAGTGTAGCAGTAGCCAGAGTTGACGTTATGATTCCTCCAAATGTTGATACTATCACAAAATGGACAATTTTTTATTTCTGGCTTGACCTTTTTATTCGGGTCAAATAACTCGCCATTGTCGTCGTGCAGTTGGTCACATATTGGACACTTATAACTTTTCGGATCTGGATAGCCGGTTTGCCTTAAAGTATATCGATTAATTGGTGCGCATTTTCGACAAATCATTTTATTAAACCTCCCTATACCAATATGGTTGATAGAGTCCTCGATACCAGGTAGCAATATGACGCTTTTCTCCCATATAATAATCGCGATAAGCTTGAACTGTATTATCCTGTTTATATTTGTCAGGCATTACCTGTGGTGGATCGGTAAATGTATCATCACCCCAGTTTGGGATTTGACACATATGCCAAGATATTTCGTTGAGTACCTGTTGGGATTTATGGTTTTTATCGTATCTGCGCACAAATTCTTTACCGAGCCTAACACCAAGCAGTTTTAACCATTCGAATTGACGAAGATTTTTTGCCGCCCATTTTACAGATGGATGATGTATGTGAGTGGGCTTATAAATATTCGGTACAGATATATCATTTAAAAATAGGGCTGTAGACAAAATCTGAGCTGTCTCAAGAAGCATTTTACTTACGTGCTTGTCACAATGGTCTTTAGCTGCAAATTTTGGGTTACGATCTAAATAAAATATATTCATATTATTTTCTCCTTTATGGGAAGCGGCGACACGTCCCCTTCCAAAGTTTCGTGTCGCCATTTCGGGTCTAAATCACGTCGTTACATTATCTCCTTTCTTGGTTAGATGGTTTATAGTGTTATATTTTGACACCTTCAAGATTAGCTCCCTCAAGATTAGTATCGGTCAGGTCGACTCCAGTCAGATTAGCTCTATAAAGGTTGGCTCTTTTAAGCTTAGCACCTTTAAGATTAGCTCCCTCAAGATTAGCACCTTTTAGGTCAGCTCCATAAAAGTCGGCTTCTTCAAGATTAGCTCCCCTTAGGTCAGCGTCAGTAAAATTAGCTCCTGCAAAGTCAGCTATTGTAAGATTAGTATCGGTAAGATCAGCTCCGCTTAGGTTAGCTCCAAAAAAATCGGCCTCTGTGAGATCGGCTCCAAAAAGATCGGCTTCTTCAAGATTAGCTCTTCTAAGCTTAGCTCTTTCAAGATCGACCCCAGTAAGCTTAGCTCTTTTAAGGTTAGCGCCAACAAGAATAGCCCCAAAAAGATTGGCTCCTTTAAGAATAGCACCTTTAAGATTGGCGCCAGATAGATTAGAGCCGGCAAGATCAGCACCTTCAAGATAAGCTCCAATTAGGTCAGCACCTTCAAGATCGGCGTCAGGTCCTATTTTGTATCCATTAACTATCACTTCAAATATCCCTCCCTGAATCACTCAACGCCTTTTCATATCCCATTTCAAAACCCTCTTTCAAGCCTTTCTGGTAACCTTCGAATCGTCCATTGCCAAATGCTGATTCGATTATCTCAGCCTGGCTATTGATTCTGTTAATAGTATTATTAGTCACATTAATACCGTATGCAATAGCCAAAGTCAATAACAAAATGGTGATTAGCAAATTAAAATATTTCATATTGTTTCTCCTTAGAATTTATTTTAAATATCCCACCGGATTCCTTCAAAACTTGGAAATCGCGGTATGCCGTTTTTTGTCAATGAGTCAAACGAAACTTTGATCATAGCCCCAATCGGCTTTTTAGCCCACAGTCGTATTCTATCTTTATCTGATATACCGGAACACTTAAACTTTTTACCATCGGTGGTCTTGAGCACGAGCGATCCAAAAGTATCCTTATTTCGATCTGTTTTACCCGGTTCAAACCCAATCAGTTTGAACTCTGCATCCTGTTTTTGTTTATATTTAAGCATATTGCCTTTTGTATCTGTAATAATAATGCCTTCATAGCCCATATGTACATGATTGTCACGTAATTTTACAAGCTCTTCCTTGGTTGGATCTATAACCGGTATGCTCGGTATATTCTTATGTCCATAAAATTTTAATAGCAAAGAATCGTCAGTTGGATTATGCGATCGTGCCGCCCCATTGATTCGATCGAAAGGCATTTCGTGATTATACAATTCGCCCACCATTGGGTCGGAGCCACTAAGAGCATCGATGATATGGTTGCAAGACATTATAGGTTTATTATTTCGAGTTTTTAGTTCGCTACCTGTCCAGTGCGCACAAATACCGTCAAGTTTTGGCGATATAAAAAACGTTCCAGTTAGATTGTTGCCTTTGTATTTTTTCAAAATGGGCTCCTTTTACTGTATTCTAATTCTATTTCTGCCGTGCATTTCCAGCACCGAGTTGGTTCCTTTTTCTTAATAT